AAGGTTTAAATCCTTTTCTTTAAAACCGTTTGCAACTGCTCCGCTATCACTTCCGCCGTGACCCACACCAATAAACACTCTTTTTGCCATTATTTATTCCTCCCTTAGTTCAGGTAAGCCTTTAACACAAGTAAGCACGGTAATAACGCCCGATAAAGCGCAAGCGCTTATTACACCTACCCAATCAACCTCGGTAATGCCTACCGTATTTGTACCGATAATTGCAAGGGCGGTTTCTGCCATGGTTTTTACCATTCTTACGCCTGCCGCTTTAACCCAGTTTAAAAATTTAGTTTTCATTAATTTTCCTCCTTTTTTTACTTCTAATTCAGTATATTCTCAATATCGGCTATTCTGTGATTAACAACCTTCATTTGCTCCTCCACAACGGGCACCCGTTTTACCATCTGATTATGCTCACGAACCTCACGGGTAAGCTCGGCAAGCTTGGTGTCGGTAACGGCTTGAGCCACCGTAATTTTTTGCTCAATATCCCTGTTCACCCTACTGTTTGTAATAACCACGCCCATAAGGGTTAAAACGCCAACCGTAATGGAAGATATAGCCGAAATTAAGGCTGCCGCAACGGTTGTCATAGCATTTCTACCTCATTTTCTTCCGATGAAAGTCTGGCTAATAGCTCCTCCTTGCCGTGAAAATCCATTAGCTTGACTGCCATTTTAGCCTCGCTTCTACGCTCGGGGTCAAGCATACCAAGACTAAACATTTCCTTTGCTAGCTCGTTTTGACTTGCCTTTTGGTATGGGCTTTGCTTTTGGGGAATGATTTTTATATCGAATATGGGGCGATAGTTTGCAAAGGGATGATTTTCCAGCAAATCCTTGTTTTGGAAAACAATGTATCTGTCGCTTCCGCCCTTTTCGGTAATACGAAAGCTTCTTGGCTCGGTGTAGAACTGCCTTACAAGCTCTAAAATTAAATAGCATATGTTGGCATAGGCGCGGAAGGCGGATTTAATCATATCCCTTGAAAGCTTATTACCCGCCTCCTGAAGGGCTAAAATAGCCGATGCGGCGGTAACGCCGTAGTTGGTAGAGCCTTGTGAAAAATCTCGGTTGCCCGAGGTTTCCTTTAGCTCGTTTACCTTGAAATTTAAAAATTTAAGAGTAGCTTCGGATATGTTTTCAACCGAAACCTGTTTTAAGGTCTGGTCATCTATTCTGCCTGTGGTGTGAATAAAGGTGCGCGACCAATCGGCGTATTCTTCCTCGTTAATTCCTGCGCTGTCGCTTATGAAAAAGCGAGGTGTTTCACCCATAAGAGCGTTTCTTTCAACCGCTACCGAAAGCTTGTCAATAGTGGTTTGGCACCCTTTCATAACATCAATGTAGCCAAAGCCCGCAGGGGAATTTTCGGTTACAAAAAGGGTGTCAAAAACTATTGGATACTTGCCGTGGTCATAAAAACCTCTCAGCCTGTACTGCGGTTCATTTTCCGAGGCAAAAAGCAGCGCCTCGCCCGAAAATTTGCAGTAGTGAAGTAAAGTTTTGCCACCCACCTTTTTCTTATAGTACCAATCCACCACAAGCGCCTTGCTGGTATCAATAATGCCGTCATCCATTCGGTATGCCGAAAGCTCACCAAAACCGCTTTTGATTTTATCGGCCTTGTCGGGATATTCTGCCATAAGCGCCGACTTGTCAACCGCAGTAGCATAAAACAGGTTAGCCGATTGCTCTAGATTTTTTATGCCCGGCTCCCAAAACAGATTGAGAATATCAAGCTGTTTAATGTCAACATCGCCAAGACCGTTTTCAAGCTCGTTATTCCAAAAAACACCGTATACGCCCGTACCTGTTTTAAGCTTGTACCACCAAGCGTCGGAGTAGGTTTGCTCAAAGTTTTGTTGCTCCAAAATAATAGGCAGAATTGCCGAAAACTTTTTGGCTAGCGCTTCATCGCCCCTTTCTCTTGCCAAAACGTTTGGCTCGGGGTAGCAATCCATAGCGTCGGCGTGCTTGTTTATTATGGAGTTGAAAATCCACGCCGAGTTTTGACCCAGCTTTCCATCGGCGGTGCAACCGCAACGGAGCTTATACCATTCCTCATTTTCTACAATTCTTGCATCCAGCGAGCGTTTGCCCTGCTTGTATAAAAGCAGGGTTTGATAGGCTTTTCTGATTTCCTTTATGCCTATAATTTTTTGTTTGCTTTTTTCCTTCATAAAACATTTTTCCTTTCTAAATTCTTAAAAAATTAACCTTATTTTCAGCATTGGAAAGAGGCGAAAACTTTTCGCCTTTTGGAGCTTGATAATGCTCCCTTGCCTTAATGGGAATGTGCATTAAAACGTATCTGCACTCATCATAAATATGGTCCTCTGCCGAGGTATCAATATCCTCTACATTAAGCGTGTCATAGCAAAGAGAGGGCACCGTTCGTATGAAATTTTTACAGGTGTTAAAAATATAGAGCATAGGCACACCCTCGCTGTCAAAGGCAAATCTGTAATGATACTGCATTTTACCCGAAATGCGAGAGTTGTCACCCGCGCGCCAGAAAACGCCCGATTTTTCCATTATCTCTGCCACCGAGCGACCTCTCGACCCATCAAAAATAGAGGGGTCGGCAATACCTATAATTCTTCTGCCCCGTATGTTGGGGTCGTTTTCCTCAATACTGCGTATTTCCTCTGCAATGCGTGACGGCTCAAAGCATACGCCCTGATTGGGTCTTCCCGTACAGCCGTAATATTCCCTTATTCTAAAGAGTCTGCCATCGCCGTCACAGGCGTACCAGCCAACGCTGAAGGGTCTTGTGTAACCGAAGTCAAAGCCCCTGTAAATTTGCCAATGGCGTGGAATTCTAAATGGGGCAACAACGTGGGTAAACCGCATATCGTCATAGTGGGCGGGGTCGTTACGCCATTCGGTAAACACCTGCCCGTCGAAGCTATCCCAGTCGCCGTAAAGCAGAGCCTTTTTTTCGGCTTCGGGAAGCATTGCAAGACTTGCCAGATATTCGGGATTGTTTTTAAGCAGAATTTCGTTATCGAAGACGGTAGAGGGAACAAAAACCCTCTGTCTTTTCATTTCAACCACCTCACCGCTCGGCGAAACAACGCTGTATGTATCGGTGATGGGGGTAAGAGGCGGAGCGGGGGTAATAAAACGCTCCTTTACCCAGCCGTGACCCACACCGCCGGGGTTGGTGGTTGCCCTGATGTAAACCCTTGTCCCTGCACCCGAGGGGCGGTTGCGGGAGAACATATAGCTGTATTCCTCCCAGGTGAAGTGGGTAAGCTCATCAAAGGCTATAAAATCATAGCGCTTGCCCTGATAATTTATTCTGTCCTTAACGTACTGCATACTGCCAAAATGAATTTTAGCGCCCGACGGGAACCGCCAAACGTGCTCGGTAGAGTTGTAATTAGCTTTGGGAAAGGCGCAGGAATAAATCTGTCTGCTACGGTCAATAAGCTCACTTAGCTGAGGCACCGTTTTTCGCAAAATAAGGGCGGTGTAGTGGGGAATATGCACCTGACGGAGAGCCTCCACCAAAAGAGCGTCACTTTTACCGCCACCCGCCGCACCGCCGTAAAGCACCTCATACTCATTACGGGATAAAAAATCTATCTGCTTTTTTTGAGGCTTCCAAACGGTGTCAGACATTTATGTTTACCTCCGGCAATACAACCACACCGCCCGACTGCGCCTCACCCGAAAGCTCTAAGGATACGCCAACAAGCTCCTTTATGGAGGAAATAAGGTTTTTAAGCTCCTTAATATCCATACTTTCAATCTCGCCGCCGGGGCGAGAAAGAACTTCAAGCCTGTTTATGGCGCTATCTGCCGCAAGCATAAGATTTTTCTTGCGCTTTTTATCGCTTTGACTTCTGCGCTTAGGCGGGTTTGGGGTAGTTGGCTTTTGATTTTCCATTGTCACTTCTCCTTTCAGCCATTTTTAAAAATACTGCTAAAGCATCTATGCTAAGAAAAGTGTAGCAAAAAACCAAAAAATTTTCTCCCCCCTAAAAAACCGCCCTTTAAAAGAGCGGTTTTTTATCCAATCCAAAGGACTTTGATGTAATCTCGCGTAAGCGAGTATGTAATCAGTTCGCTTTGCGAACTGTATGTTATCAAAGCGTAAGCTTTGTATCTTTCTGCCCTTTGGATTGATTACATACCACCTACGGTGGATTACATACTTTTCTTCGAAATGATTACATTCCGCAACAAGTTGCGGATTACATACAATGCTTCGCATTGACTTATTACCGCTTTTATGCTATAATACACATATAGGCGGTGATTTAATGAAGAAGATATTGTTCACACTAGGTATTATAATATTTGTTTTTGGAACATTATTTTGCTCAGGTTTAGGCATATATTCTTTTAATCAGTCGCAAAATCAAACGTATAACATGCAGAATGTTAAAGTTTGCATTACCACAAAAGAAGAATGGCAAGGCCGCAACCCAAGCTTAACTTTATATACAAAGGATGCCAATCGTACATATGATATTCCAAGTGTTTGGTATAATAAATTTGATATTGATGCTTTCAATGAAAACTTCATTTCTGGTAAGGAATATGTTTTAATCATTAATTATGACGAGATAGTGGAAGATTCAAAGGAAATTTTTGTTTATGGAATGGCTGATGAACATCAAGAATATTTATCATCAGAAGATGCAATTTCGGCAGACAAATCTAATTCAATCTGGGGATTGATTATCGGATTATCCTTATTAATTGGTATGGTAGTATTAATAACTGTAATTTTTGTAAACATAAAATCGGTGGTTGCTTTTTTAAAGGAATTTTATAATTAAAATGATATATTTATTGGAACCTTATCACCCAGACTCAAACTAACGACTAAAATATTAAAATGTTCTGTTCGTATTTTATGGTATAAAACACAAAGCCCCAAGGACGAAAGTTCTTGGGGCTTACTTTTTACTTCTTACCTCTTCACTCTTACCTCAAAATAAAATTCACACGGGATTTTTGGGAAGTAATAAGTAAGAAGTAATAGGTAATAAGTATTGCGGCTTTGCCGCTTTTATGTTATGCTTGCGCTACAATAAGGACAAAACAAAAGCAGGGAACTAAGCCCTGCTTTTGTCGCTACTGTTTGATTTTTTCTAAACACGCTTGTGCTCGTTCTTCTTCTCTTTTTACTTCTATATGGTAACCATCTTTCTTTAATGACTCAATGATGAAAAGCCAAGTATCATACGCACTTTTATAATCGCCCATTTCTTCAAAGCAAAAAGCTTTTGAATATACAGCATCAAGATATTCAGAATTAAGTTTGTATGATAGGTCGCTGTATTTTATTGCAGCATCAAACTTTTTTAATGCTCTGCAAACATAACTCGCAATATCATAGATTTCCCACTTATCAGAAAATTTGCTGTTCGCTTTTATAAAGCATTCATACGCCTCATTGTATTTACCGGCATAATAATAAGCATAAATTAAAACAGTCCATTCCATATAATTAGGAGAACCTAAAACCCTTTTCTAAACAAATATCACCTATTCGATAAATTGGCATTTAGAGAACTGTTTACAATCTTTTCTTGAAGCAAATGATACGATTTGCTTCATCAAATCCCATTGCCATATGGAATTTAAAACTATCCATATTGTCTATCTCGCAATCACTGGCAAACTCACTGCATCCAATTTCTTTTGCCCATATTTCACAAGCTGAAAGGAGTTCTTTTGCATATCCGTTCTTTCGGTATTCTTCTTTAACGAAAATACCTTCCAAGTAACCCACAGGAGAACTTTCAGTGCCTTCAACATAGTCAGTTCTCAAACCACATTGCGCAAATCCTACGGGTAAATCATTTATATACTTGATAAAAAATGCAGATTGCTTGTCATTAAGTGTTTCAACAAACTCTGCTTC